ATGACAGAGCTTGTTATCGGCTTCGACACGTCGGGTTCGTGTTTCGGTGGCGACGAGATGACTGCGTTTGTTTCCAACATCAAGACCATCATCGAGGAAGTCAAGCCAACCAAGACACACGTTATCTATTGGGACACCAAGGTAGCAGGGCATCAAACATTCGAGGATGGTCAGTTTGCAGTAGCCGACATGAAACCCAAGGGCGGTGGTGGTACGGATGGTTCTGTGTTGTTTGACTACCTTCGTGAGAACCACATCAACCCACAAGCTATTGTGCAGTTTACCGATGGCTATGTAGGTGACTGGGGTAACACCAATGTGCCTACCTTGTGGGCTATCACAACCGATATGGTTGCACCGTTCGGCACGACTATCCGTGTCGAAGTCTAAAACTTCTAAGCTTAGAACTATTGGAGAAAATCATGGGATACAGATCAGATGTGAAGGCGCTTATTTACCCTGCAAACAGTGAACACAACTTGTTGGAGTACAACAAGCTCAAGCTATTGTTTAACACCACGTTCAAGGATGTATTCGAGGCGTGGGGCAAGGAGTATTTTGAATGGGACGACGATCATCGCGTGTTGATATTCGATGCCAACTCTATCAAATGGTACGACTCGTACCCCGAGGTTGGGAAGTTCGTTCAGTTCTTAGCGGATGTGCAAGGTCTTGGCTACGAGTACGAATTCTTGCGTCTTGGTGAAGAGGACGACGACATTGAGGACGATAGCACTGGCGACGCCAATGGCTTCATGTATGTATCACGATCAATAGAGGTGGCATTTTGAAATTTAAGATGACCATCAACGGGCACAGCGTTTTGATAGATGCAAGGCAACTTGAAATTCTTACCGACACGTTGTCGTTTGCCGAACAACTAACTGAAACGCATGTGGGCAACAACCTAGGCTCGCAAGGGTACAACAACGCATACGTACCGACTATCAAGCCGGTCGTAACACACGAGCTATTCACTGTAGCACCAGTGAACCAAGACTACATCGACACAGTTAAGCTGACGATGAAAATCAACGACAACCTTTCTAAAAACCTCTAACCTTAGAACTATCATGAACTACTACACAATTGAAACAGAAAAGCCTATTGCAGGCGTCGCACGTTCCGCCATGATGGTGGACTTAAACATCGCAGTCTACTCGGGTCGTAAGCAAGACAAGAGTACGCAAGCCGAGGTCACCAATGCCAAGGGGTCAGGCTCCAAGAAAGCAGCATCGGTATACAAAAACTTATTTGCTGAGTGCAAAGAGTTGGAAGCTATCACCAAGTTCCAAGCCCGTGCCCGAGCCGAACACTATCGCTTGACTCTCCCATGGAATGACCAAGGTGCAAGACTGTTGCCCACTGCAGCACTGCTTGACTATCAAAAGGTTATGGGTAGGTATAACACAGAGTTCAATCGTTTGGTCGATGCGTTCTTGGACAAGTACGAGACCCTCGTAGCAGGGGCAGCGTTCCAACTTGGCACATTGTTTGATCGTGGCGAGTACCCAAGCAGGGGTAAGGTAGCACAGCGTTTCCGTATGGAGACATCGTTCACTCCCTTGCCTACTGGCGGTGACTTTAGGTTAGACATTGAGAGCGAGGTACAACGCCAGTTGATCGAGCAGTACGAGGAGAAGCTTGATGCCAAGATCAAGGCAGCTAACCAAGACTCATGGACTCGGTTGTACAAGGCTATCAGTAAGTTAAGTGATCGCTTGACTGTCAGCGAGGATGGCAAGAAGAATACCTTTCACGACACAACGGTAACCAATGCCGTGGAGTTGTGCGAGTTGTTGCATGTGATGAATATAACTGGAGATTCTGCGTTGACGAAAGCTGCGCGTAAGCTTGAGGAGGTATTGTCTGGGGTAACACCTAAAGAATTGAGAGAAGAAGATAGCACTCGTGCTTTAACCAAAATCAAGGTGGACGAAATCCTTGGTGCATTTGATTGGGGGATAGATGATGGGGAAAGTGAAGGCGATGGTAACTGAGATCATGGAAGTAGCAGACAGACATGGGCGAGCAAAGTCCGACGCCCTTCGAACGCTAGAACATAAACTTGGATACCACAAAGACAATCCTATGTATGAATGCAGATACGAAGAACGTGATGGTGACTACACGCTTAAGCGATGGCGTGACGGACACGAGGAAGCATCCCGTGGGATAGTGACAGACTTACCTGATTGGCTAGAGAGAATCAGGGCAGTCGCAACGGTAGGTGGGCATCTCAAGAAAGTGAACGTGCCCCCGCCTGACAACATCGTATGGTTCACAACCGACGACGACAACAATCTTATTAACTTTATGGAGCTTAGATGAACTATGACAACTTGACCGACGAAGAACTAATCCGATACGCCGATGGGCATACGGGTTTAATAAAAGTATTAAGCGAAAGACTGGAAATGCGACTGCGTGACGTGCAAGACTTAGCGCACACCATGCCTGACCCTAAACAACTTAACTTATTTGAGGATGACGATGCCTGATATTCAAACAGAAATGCAAAAGATATTGCGAACTTGGGAAGAACCCAAAACAATCGAAACAACTGAACAACCTAAAGGACCTAAATTGTTCGCACCTACAAACAACGTATCAAAGAAGACATTTAACTTTGTCCGTGATAACTCGGGCTGTACTCGGAACGACGCAATCCGAGTCCTTGTGCAGCAAGGACATAAGAAGTCATCTGTGTCATCACTGCTTGGTCAGATGATACGGCAAGGGCATATCTATAAAGATAGCGACGGGTTGCTACGCCCCAATGGGAAAGAGTACTCCCCTATCAAGTCAGCTAAGGCTACTGCCAAGCGGGAAGGTAAGGTAAATAAACCAAAAACTTCTAAGCTTAGAACTTCTACAGCAGGCATTACAGCACTGGTGGAAGAACAGAACCCGCCTGACCATGTGCAAGAGATCGTAAATAATATTAGCTTGTTTGATGCCAAGCGGTTGTACAGCATCCTTGCTACGTACTTCGGTGGCTCAGGTAAATGAAATCAAAAGCCATACTGGAGTTTGAATACCCTGACGATGAGGATGCGTTACTGTTCGCATTGAAGGGTCAAGCTATGTATAAGGCGTTGGCAAGTATCAAGATGGTTATGTCTGCACCTTATACAAAGGCTGAGATGGTCAGCCAAATCAAAACCGTACTCAACGAAATCTTTGAGGAGTTGGGGGAATGAAACTCAAAGCCGCTAAGAGCGAAGCCGAACTTGAAGCTATCAAGGAGTACAGAAAAGCGTATTACTTAGCGACCAAGGAAATACAAGCGCCCAAACGGAAGGCGTATCGTGCGACTCGCAAGGAACATATAGCTGCCAAGGCCAAAGCGTATTTTGAAAATAATAAAGAACACGTCTATGCGAAACGAAAGGAGTGGGAAGAAGCCAACAAAGAATACGTGCTTGAACGTGCCAAAAAATACCATGAAGCTAACAAGGAGGCAAGGAACGCAAAACGAAAAGCTAATCGTGAAGCTAACTTAGAACGCGAGAAAGCAAGGCATAAAGCTTGGCATGAAGCCAACAAAGCGCATGAGAAAGCATACAGAGAAGCCAACAAAGAAAGGATAGCGGCACAGAGAAAAGAATACGAACAAGCCAACAAAGAAAAAATCAAAGCACGTCAGGATGCGCACCGCAAGGCTCACCCTGAGATAGCCCGAGCAAAAGCTAAAAAACAGGCCGTCAAAGCTTCTGATGCTTATATCAGAGGGTTGTATAAATCCACAATGTCGCCCGAGTTGATCGAAGCGGCACGTATCAGACTTTTTATTAAACGCAAACTTTGGGAGCTTAAAGATGAAACATATCAGTGAACTAACAACAGAACTGTCCGCTTTGTATGAGGGACTCAAGAACGGTACGGTCGACGTAAAAGTTGCTACCGAAATGAACAACACGGCGGGTAAGATTATCAATGCCCAACGTGTGCAGTTGGAGTATGCAGAGTTACGCAAAGAACAACCCAACATTAAGTTCATGGGGACTAAGCCATGAGAGGACAAGGACGTATAAGTATTGTGGCCGAGAACCTTTCAGCTACATACGCAAAAAGACAGAACGATCAAGCCATGCACAGCAAATGGAAGATGTGTTGGAAGTGTCAGAAAGACAAAAACCCGCATGGTGGGTATCTCCGAATAATGGCGGGGCTACACAAATTTATTTGTAAAGATTGCATGGACGCTAAACAAAAACTTTTAACGGAGAAAACTTAAATGACACACGAAATTACAGCCAGTTGGAACACACTGATGGGACAATCAAAAGACACTGCCCAAGATTACTTTGCTACAGCGCACAAGATGATGGAGGGGTCAGGCTTGGAGTACACCGCAGCCGATGTTGTAGCACTAACCAAAGTCATGGCAATGGACTTTCATACTGCGAGTATGGGCGTAGCTACACAAAAACTTTGCGAAGCAATCACTAGTGTTGGCGGAGGACTAAACGGTATTAGTGAGGCACTAGTTGGAATTGAGTGCGGTTTAGATGGTATTGCGGAGAGTGTTGGGGGGTCTGTAGATGGTCTTGCTGTGTGCGTGAGTAATTTGCAGCCATGACTAACGAAGAACTATTCAACCTCGCTGAGAAGGTAGGGCTTGGCTTTATCAGACACGCCAGTATTAGGGAGAGAGATAAGTTTGAAGCCTTTGCCAAGCTAGTAGCCGAGCATGAGCGTGAGGCGTGTGCAAATTTATGTGACGCGCTAACCGTACATCCTGAGTTTGCTTCTGGCGTGACTCGGATAGCGGCTTTAGCAATTCGAGCAAGGGGACAAGCATGACGTGGCCTTTCCCCCCATTCCCAAACCCCAAGGACAAGGGTAACCGAGTCCCTAAGTTCAACCCTGATAACCATGAGGATGCACCACGATGAACAAAGAAGACATTGTTCGCATGGCGCAAGAGACGGGCGTTACGGCGGAGCGCGTGCGTGACCTTGTAAACTTTGCCGCCCTTGTCGCTTCTGCCGAGCGCGAGGCGTGTGCAAAGCAGTTAGATGCGCTTGGTTGTGACCATTGCGCTACCGCAATTCGAGCAAGGGGACAAGCATGAACGACTGCCCAAACTGTGAGTACCACAGGCAACGAGCACAAAATTGGCGTGAGGAAGCCTACAAGCAAGCAGGGCATCCGTTGCCTGAGCGTGAGTGGGTAGGGCTGACGGATGAGGATCAATCTTTTGTGTACGACCAAGTAAAACAGATTGTGGGCGGCAAACCATTTTGGGTGAAGTTTGCAGATGCTATTGAAGCCAAACTCAAGGAGAAGAACAATGGCTAAGCTAAGTGAAACCACAGCGAGGACAACCATCGGCATGATGCGCAGTATGGCAAGCAAAATACCGATCAGCCCATTTCATTTGCAAGCAGCTAAAGATATGGAACAATTACTGGAAGAAGTTTTGAAACACCGAAAGGAAAAGAAAGATGAAAAACCCACACGTCATAATTTACACAAGGGATAACTGCCCGAACTGTGAGATAGCCAAACGGATTCTTTCGCATGCGAACATCGAATACATAGACGTTGACATCATGCTAGGCAACCGACTGCAAAACTTTTTAGCGGAGTACCCCGATGCCCGTCAGATGCCTCAGATATTTATCAACGACCAACGTGTCGGTGGTGTTGAAGGCTTGAAGGTTGCGCTACGTAAGTTAGGAATACTGCAATGAAAGTATCTGACTTAGTAAGGTATGACCCTGATAGAGAATGTTTTGTTTTGAGAGACAATAGCCCCCCGCCACTTAGCCCGTTCCGTTGGCGAGAAGACCCACGCCCTAGTATCTTTCTGAAGGATACTTACTTCCGTGCCAAAGGTGCGGGAACAATCGCAAGTGAGACCGGCTTAGGCTACAAACAATTCGGCACTTACTCAAAAGCACGACAACCGAACAAACACGAAGGATTACCAACAAATGCCGAGAGCAAAACCCCCTGAACCTATAACTTTCAGAAACATACGAATGTCTGACAGGCAGTGGATAATTTTTAATCAACTTGGCGGTGCTGATTGGTTGCGTGTGTTTCTTGAGAAGAAAGCGCCGATGCCCAAACAGTACTACGACGCACTACTAAAGGAGAAAACTAAATGATTGAACGAGCCGATGACATGCAAGTTGGTGGCAATCACTACAAAGACAAATCAATCCAACCGTGGGACTACATCATTGCCAACGACCTTGGGTATCTCGAAGGTAACGTGGTGAAGTATGTGTCACGTTGGAAAAACAAAAACGGTATTGAGGACTTGAAGAAAGCCCAACATTACTTAGCCAAACTACTGGAGGTTGCCAATGGCAGCAACACCCGAAAGTAAAGTCAAAGCCAAGATCAAACTGATCTTGAAAGCTCATGGGGCTTACTACGCCATGCCTATTGGCACTGGCTACGGCAACAGTGGTGTGCCTGACTTCCTAGTGTGCCACGGTGGTGAGTTTCTTGCCATTGAAGCCAAGGCAGGAAAGGGTGTGCCTACTGCACTGCAATACAAAAACCTAGATGCCATCCTGACCGCAGGGGGCAGGGTGCTAGTCATCAACGAAGATGAACTCAAACGAGGTACCCTCGAAGCCACACTAGATAGGATGTTATGAAAATCGTAACCCTAGACCTTGAGTGCTTCTACTCGACTGAGTATTCCCTGACCAAGATTCCTACCGAGGAGTATGTGCGGTCATCTCAGTTTGAGATGATTGGCATTGCGATTAAGGTGGACGATGGGCAAACCGTTTGGTATCCCAAACCGCAAGTGGAACGGATACTGAAAGAGTTTGACTGGTCTAATGCGATGGTCGTTGCACAGAACACTGCGTTTGATGGTGCGGTACTTGACTGGCTGTATGGTGTAAAGCCACTGGCTTGGTTAGATACGCTTGGTATGTCACGGGCGTTGTATCCGCATGAGAGAGCGCATGGCTTAGCCAAGCAAGCTGAACGCATGGGTATCGGAGCCAAGGGCGATGAGGTGCTTCATGCCAAGGGCAAGCACTACGCTGACTTCTCTGCCGAGGAGTTGGCACGCTACGCTGAGTATTGCATCAACGACACCGAGTTAACGTACAAGCTATTCAACATGTACATGGCGATGGGTTTCCCTAAGCAAGAATTGAAACTGATTGACATGACTTTGCGCATGTTCATTGAGCCTGTGCTTGAGTTAGACAAGACTATGTTGGTCGACCACTTGGAAGCCGTGAGAGACGCCAAGGAAGCCTTGATGGAATCGGTGCGGGACTTTATGCTGAAAGACGCTGATCCCGAATACGTACACGCAATCTTCAGTGAAGGCATGGCAGGCATCAAGAAGCTACTCATGTCTAATGACAAGTTCTCCAAGGTACTCGAGAACTACGGCGTTGTACCGCCAACAAAGGTAAGCCTGCGTACCGGCAAGGTTGCATTGGCTTTTGCAAAGACAGACGAAGAATTTAAATCTTTAGAGGAGCATCCTGATGAACGAGTACAAATCCTTGTCGCAGCCCGCCTTGGAAACAAGACGACAATTGAAGAGACTCGCACTGAGCGCTTTATTGGTATGTCTACTAGAGGCAAGTTTCCTGTACCTCTACGTTACTACGGGGCACACTCTGGTCGTTGGTCTGGTCAAGACTCTGTAAACCTGCAGAACCTACCATCACGCGGTGATAACGCAGGCAAAATCAAGAAGGCTATCAAGGCTCCGGCAGGGTACGTTGTGATTGACTGCGACTCATCGCAGATCGAGGCACGCACCTTGGCTTGGTTGGCAGGCCAGCATGACTTGGTGCAGGCATTTGAGGCAAAGAAGGACGTTTACCGCCTGATGGCTAGTCAGATATACAACATCCCTCCGGAAGACGTTACAACAGGTCCCGCTAGTCAGCGTCAGGTCGGCAAGACTGTGGTGCTAGGTGCAGGCTATGGCGTTGGTCACAAGAAGCTACAGATATTTCTAAAGACACAAGCCGGTGTTGAAGTAACAGAAGATGAATCAAAACGCATCATCGACAAATACAGAAACACTTACTACAAGATACCTGAGTTGTGGCGTAGGGCAGACGAGGCGCTAATCTCATTACGTACTGGCAACGGATACCGGCTAGATGAGCAGGGTCTAGTTACGGCTGATCCGAAGAAAGGGTTATCCCTACCTAGCGGTCTATATATTCAATATCCAGACTTAGCCAAAGTAGTGGATGAGAAGACTAAAAAAGATCAGTGGAGATACTTCTCTAAGGGATTACCCGTGTACATATACGGCGGGAAAGTAGTGGAGAACGTGTGCCAAGCCGTAGCAAGGCAGGTCGTAGCCGAGCAGATGCTCAAAATCGGCAAGAAGTACAAGGTGGTGTTGACAGTTCACGATGCCGTGGCATGTATCGCACCGATTGAGGAACAACAAGAAGCACAACGATACGTTGAGGAGTGCATGTCATGGAGACCAAAGTGGGCACAAACTTTACCGCTAGCCTGCGAATCAGGCGTAGGGGCTTCCTATGGGGACTGTTGATTGGTACACTAGGGCTTGCAAAAACAAACCCAGTTCTTTCCATGACGCTATCTCATTCCTACTCAGGTATCAAAGACTTTGAAGGCTGTCCACGCAGATACCACGAAGTCAAAATACTAAAAAAGTTTAAATCTAAAGACACTGAAGCAACCATGTACGGCACTGCTGTACACAAAGCATTTGAAGAATACATCCGTGATAAGACACCACTTCCAGCGAGTTATGCGCATTACAAACCATTCGTGGAACCCCTTGCCAACTTCCAAGGCGACGTTCGTTGCGAGGAAAAACTTGGTATCCGAGCAGACTTTACTCCCTGCGGGTTCTTTGACAAAGATGTATGGTTCCGAGGCATCCCAGACTATCTTGCAATCAACCACGACAAGGGAATTGCAAGGGTAGCCGACTATAAGACTGGTAAGTCAAGTCGCTACGCAGACAGCGCTCAATTAGAACTAATGGCAGCTATGGTGATGATTCACCATCCCGACGTAAATACCGTTAAGGGGGCACTGCTGTTTGTTGTAGTTGGCGATGTGATTAAGTCTGAGTACACTCGTAAACAATTGCCTGAAATCCTGTCTAAATGGGCTGGCAGGGCTAGTGCAATCGAAGCAGCCGTGGTGCATGGGGTATGGAATCCCAAAAGCTCTGCGCTGTGCAAGTTCTGCCCAGTTACTACATGTGAGAACCACAATGGCAACTAAACGCAATTATGCTGCTGAGTATAAAAACTATCAGGGCACACCAAAACAACTCGCTGCTCAGTCCGAGAGGCACAAAGCTAGACGGGCATACGAGAAAGCTAATGGCACTCTGCCTGACGATGTAGACGTAGACCACAAAAAGGCTATGTCCAAAGGCGGTACGTCTAATCTAAGCAACCTCCGTGCATCTACCGATAACTCCAACCGCAGTTTTGCGCGTACTAAAAATGGTACGATGAAATCACAAATTTCTAAACGAGAACGTAAAAAGTAATGTAAGATAAAAACACTTAGCAGTTGCCACTTCTAAGTTGTTTCCTTGATGTCTCCTCCCAGTAATGGGTTTGCCCCGTAGCAGTGCTACGGGGCTATTTTTGTCACCTCTATTCAAATTTATATGCAAATCATTGATAACAAGGCATTGGTGTTTAATACACGCAAAGCAAACCAAATCACTTCAATCATTCCTAAGAGCAGAGTGCTTGAGAACAACGGAGACGTTGACCAAGTCATTGTTAACTGGGGCTTTGACGAGGTGCAATTACTACGCAATCTAGGTATACGAGATGTGCCTAGTCCCATACTGGGACGCTATCAATGGCCGGGGATGTTTACGCCCTTTGACCATCAGCGCACCACTGCAGAATTCCTCACACTCCATCCACGTTGCTTTGTGTTTAACGAAGCAGGCACAGGCAAGACCAGTGCAGCAGCATGGGCTGCTGATTACCTAATAACACAAGGCAAAGTCAAACGTGTGCTTGTTGTGTGTCCAGTGTCTATCATGGACACTGCATGGCGATCTGATTTGTTTAAGACAGTCATGCACCGCACCGTTGCAATTGCGCAAGGATCACGAACACAAAGGCAGAAGGTTGTCAATGGAGATTACGAATTTGTAATCATCAACTTCGATGGTGTTAAGGTTGTTAACAAAGAACTAATTGAGGGTGGGTTTGACCTCATTATTGTGGACGAGGCTAACGCAGTTAAGAGCGTGACTACCGATAGATGGAAGTGCCTTGCAACGTTGATTAAACCTACCACACGCCTATGGATGATGACAGGCACGCCTGCCTCGCAGTCACCGCTAGATGCCTATGGTCTGGCTAAGCTTGTGGCACCTGAAGCCGTGCCTAGATTCTTTGGTGCGTTCCGAGACAAGGTGATGCTTAAGCTTACGATGTACAAGTGGGTGCCGAGACAAGACGCACAACAGATAGTTCACCAAGTGTTGCAGCCTGCCATTAGATACACAAAGCTAGAGTGCTTGGACTTACCTGACTTGTTGTACTCGACTCGTGAAGTTCCTCTGACTGCGCAACAGACTAAGTACTATGACGCTCTTAAAAAACAAATGATGACCATCGCAGCAGGCTCAGAAATCACAGCGGTAAATGCGGCGGCAATGCTTAACAAACTTTTGCAAGTTGCGCAAGGTGCGGTATATACCGATGACGGTGGCGTTGTTGAGTTTGACGTAACCAATCGTATGAGTGAGTTGCTAAACGTGATCGAGCAAACTGACCATAAGATATTGGTGTTTATCCCATACCGACATACGCTTCAGATGGTCGAGAATACTCTGCTCAAAGAAGGCTACACAGTGCAGACAATTCATGGCGGTGTTCCGTCAACACGACGAGCAGACATCATCAAACAATTCCAAACAGAGGATGACCCACGCATACTCCTCTTAGTGCCACAAGCTACTGCACACGGTATCACGCTGACTCGTGCCGACCAAGTTGTGTGGTGGGGTCCAGTAAGCTCCACAGAAATTTATTTGCAAGCTAACTCACGGGCACACCGAGCGGGACAGACAAACAAAGTTACAGTCACCCACTTGCAAGGCAGTCCGGTCGAGCGACGCATGTACACCATGCTGCAGAACAAAATAGATTTACATCTAAGTTTGGTAGATTTATACAAACAAGAGCTTGACACGTAAATTTGACAGTGTATAATTTCTAAAAAACGAGGGGAAAGCCGTACAAAAGTTTAAAAGCTTGCGGACGAGCGGTTAGTACCCTCACCAATTTGTTCAACGTAAATCAAAGGAATCCTATGGACGCAAGTCAGTTAGTCAATGTGTATATCAAAATACGTGACGCTAAAGAAATGAAGAAAAAGCAGATGGAAGCTGAGATAGCTGACCTTGATGTTCAGCTTGATGCCGTTGAGCATGAGCTTTTAGAAATCTGCAAGACCACTGGACAAGACGGTGGCAAGACACAGTTCGGTTCGTTTACACGAGCTGTCAAAACACGCTACTGGACCAGTGACTGGGACAGTATGTACAAATTCATCCGTGAGCATGATGCCCCTGACTTACTCGAACGTCGTATTGCGCAAGGAAACTTCTCGCAGTTCGTCAAAGAGAACCCAGACAGCATGCCCGCAGGTGTGAATATCGAGTCGAAATACTCGATCACGGTTCGCCGTTCATCCAAGTAATCTCCCATTAAGGAAATCAAAATGAGTAACATGACACTTTTCAAATCCGGTTCCGTTATCCCTGACTATTTACGTGAGGCTTCAGACGCTACTACCCGTGACATCGCAGGTAGTTCTGGCGGTAAACAAATCTCAATCAAGGGCGGTGTGTGGCGCATGGTCGTAGGTGGCGAAGAAGTTGCCAAGAACGAAGACCGCGCTATGAACTTCGTGGTGATTGCATCTGGCAAGGGTGTGACCCGCACGTTCTATGCAGACAAATATGAAGAAGGCAAAGACCTCAAGCCATCTTGCTGGTCTGCCGAAGGCGTAGTGCCCAACGAAGAAGTGACTAGCCCACAAAGCAAGTCATGCGCTACCTGCCCACAGAACATCGAAGGCTCAGGCGATGGTAAGGCTCGTGCCTGCCGTTACAGCAAGCGCTTGGCTGTGGCTTTGGAGAACGACATTGGTGGCAACATCTACCGCTTGTCAGTCCCTGCCAAGTCATACTTCGGTCGTGCTGAAGGCGAGAAGATGCCCCTGCAAGCGTTTGGTAAGTTCTTGTCAGGACATGGTATTCCGATTACAGGCATCGTGACCGAAGCCCGCTTCGACACAGCCGAAGCAGTGCCAGTGTTGAAGTTCCGTGCGGTACGCCCCTTGTCGAAAGAAGAGTGGGAACTGGGTAAAGCACAGAGCCTGACAGAAGATGCCAAGCAAGCAATTGAGTTGAAGATGGTTCCATCTAAAGCCGATAGCATGCCTGCGTTACCACAAACGTTTAAGGAAGCCCCTGCCGCCGTCGAGAAAGCGGATGCCGTGGCCGAGCCAGTTAAACGTGCCCCTGCTAAAGCAAAGCCTGAGACTCCTGCAGCAGCAAAGAACGTGTCTGACATCTTGAGTGACTGGGCTACTGACGAAGATGCGTAATAG